TAGAGGTGCAATGATGATGAAACAGGGCGATATAGGATGGGGACTTGCAACTATTGGATTTGGCGCTGTAGGTGGCGGAACTATTAAGGCTGTAGGAAAGGGAAGTTTGCGGGCAATAAAATCTTTAGGTAGTATGTTTAGAAAATCGCCAAAAGTACTTGATGATATTGTTATAAAATCAGGTGGTACAAAAAGTGCTAAGACTATGCATGGTGGCCATATGCAGGCTAAAGAAAGATTAACTCAGAGAGTCAGCGATGCTTCTAAGGGAATGGATGAGGCGCATACAATACAAAAACAGCAAAATCAAGCTTTACTAGCACAAAGAAGAGTAGCAAGAACGAATGAAGCCAGAGCTGCTAAAGGAGAGCTAGGACGAAGAGTTGATGTTCATAGTAGGAATATGGATCAAGACCATGTTGAAGGGCTTATCCATGCGGAAAATGTAAAAGCAACACGAGCTGCAAAAAGAGCTAGCGATCAAACGCGTGTAGGTGTAAGACCAAGTGAGAGAACGATAGCTAAAAGAACAGGTGAGATGAAATCTGCAATCTATAAGGCAGAAGAATTTTTTCAAAGAACTAAATTGGATCCTAAAATGGAAGCTGAATTTGTAAGGCAAGCAAAGATGGGACATAGGTCTCCTGTTTCTAATTCTAAAGATATTCAAAAAAGAGCTGCAGATTTTAGAAGAAATTGGCTACTTGATGATGCTGTGCAAAAAGAAGCTTTGACTGGAAGGGAAGCGGAGATATATAGATCTATTGGCTTTCCTACTTACCATCCACCTTCAAGCGGATATGAAATATTTGGAGAGTTACAGCCTCAGAAGGCGATTAAACAAATTAGAAATGAAGTTAGACAAAGTTTACATGCAGAGGATTTATCTAAGGCAGGTTTAGGCGTAGAGATTACTCCTAAGGGTGTAAAAGCTACTGGGGTATCTCATCCTATTGACTTACTGCCTAAATAATGGCTGATACTGATAATATAATTGAAGAGTTAAAAAGAATAGATAGTGCTGATTTATTTAAATCAATAAGAAACGAAACAGATCCTAGAGTATTAAAAGCTAGAAGTATTCGAGAAGGGATTGCACCTATGAAAAATCCAGATGGATCAATATCTACACATATAATGGAATCAAGTGAATCTGATGGTAGATATTATGCATATCCTACTATATTTCCAAATAAAGAAGGAATTTTAGGTCCAGTAGATGATTCATTTGCAGAAGCTAAAAAGAGAAGAGAACTTTTTGAATTTGCTACTGATGCTGAAGCTAAGAAATTTGCACTAGGTTCTTGGAAGCCTAAATAATGGCTAATATAAATAGCCGTAATATCTCTGAAGCAGAAGAAGAATTAAGATTAGCATATAGTGATTTAGTAGCATTTGGTAAATTATTCTTGCCAGATGATTTTATGAGGAGTGAATCCCCGTTCTTTCATTATGAAGTGTGTGATGCACTCAACAATCACGATTATAGACAACTAGCAGTTATCCTACCTAGAGGACATGGAAAAACCGTACTTACCAAATGTAGTATTATGCATGATTTCTGTTTTACAGATGAACCCCTATTTTATGGCTGGGTTGCTGCATCTAGTAAGATATCCGTTCCTAATCTTGATTATATTAAATACCATTTTGAATATAATGATCAGATAAAGTATTATTTTGGAGATTTAAAAGGAAGGAAGTGGACAGAAGATGATATTGAACTTAAAAACAATTGTAAGCTTATTTCTAAAAGTAATCTTTCTGGTATTCGTGGTGGTGCCAAGTTGCATAAGCGTTATGATCTTATTGTACTTGATGACTTTGAAGATGAGAATAATACGGTCACGCCAGAAAGTCGTGCTAAAATCTCTAATCTTGTCACGGCAGTTGTATTTCCAGCGCTTGAACCCAAAACAGGTAGATTAAGAATAAATGGGACTCCTGTACACTTTGATTCTTTTATTCAAAAGATATTAGTCGGATACGATCAAGCTAAGAAAGAAAAGAAAGATTTTTCATGGAAAGTAATCACATATAAAGCGTTGCAAGAAGATGGCGTTCCTTTATGGCCTTCCTGGTTTGGACATAAAGAAATGGAGCGTAAAAAGAAATTCTATGCAGATAGTGGTACTCCTCATAAGTTCTATCAGGAGTATATGATGGAAGTACAGAGTGAGGAAGATGCATTATTTACTAGAGACCATATTAAATTTTGGGATGGGACATTTACTAGAGATCAAGAGACTGGATTGACTTTCATTATTCCAGATGGAGAAGATCCACAACCTTGTAATGTATTTGTAGGTGTTGATCCAGCAACAGATAGTGCTAGACGTAATTCAGATTTCAGTGTATTATTGACATTAGCAGTTACAGCTAATAATAATATATATGTATTAGATTATGTAAGAAATAGAACTCTGCCTGTTTTAGGTATTCCTGGAACCGATAAAAAGGGAATAGTAGATTATATTTTTGAATTAAATGAATTTTATAAACCAAGTTTATTTACTATTGAAGACACATCTATGAGTAAGCCAGTATTCCAGGCTATTTATTCAGAAATGAGACGAAGGAATGTATTTAATTTAGGATTTAAACCTGAACTTCCAGGTAATAGAATGAGTAAAAGAGATAGGATTCAGGAGATATTAGCACAGAGATTTGCTGTCGGTCAAATACATTTGAAAAAAAATCATTATGAATTACATCGAGAAATCATTACATTTGGACCAAGGATGGCGCACGATGATACGATTGATGCGTTGGCTTATGCATGTAAATATGCACATCCACCTCAAGGGTTAAATGAAACTAAAGAAGGGTGGAGAAAACAAAAACCAAAGGCGAAAAGTTGGGTAACCGCGTAAAAAAAATGAAACCAGGGAAACTTACAGGTCCTTCTCATAAAAGAGGTGGTATTCTTTTAGAGGCTGAAGGTGGTGAATATATAATCAAAAAATCTAGTGTAAAAAAGATAGGAAAGGCTAAGCTAGATAAAATAAACAGGGAGGGCAAGATGCCTAATCAGAGAGCAACGAAAGTAAAAGGTGCCGCTAAAGGACAAAAAAGAGGCAGAATAAATATCCAAACACATAGATACAGAGATATTGAAGGCGCTAATATTCCGAAAAAAAGACAAAAAAAAGCAGGTAGAAAAAGTTTTAAGGGTGAACGCGATTTACCAGCATCTGTTAGATTAAAGAATTTGAAGCCTGAAGCAGGTAAAAAATTAATGGATTCTTTTAAGGCTAGAAAGAAGCAAGTAGAACGTCCAAAAACTAAAAAGAGTTTAAGTCCTCAAGAGGTTAAAGCTAAACAAGCAGAGAGAATGAAGAGTAAAGCTAAATCTGCCGAGGAAATTGGAAAAAATAAAAAAAGAATGCAGAAATTATGGGATACATCAGACCATCCAAGGAAAAAAGCTGGTGGTGGCAAAGTTGGTGATTCTATTAAGACCTATTCTAATGGTGGATATGTGGAAGGTAAATAATGGCTAAATATAAAATACATAATGTTGATGATAGGAAAAGACTCCGAGTTGAAAAAGTAGGTAAAGTTAAAGGAGCTAGTCATCCTAAAGGAAGAACTTACGTATCAGGTAAAAAAGGCTTAAAGGCTGCTAATTTAGTAGATAAAGATATTAAGATTAAAGGCGGTAAAGGAGCAAAAGTAACTGGACGTAAGCAATGGGGTGGTGGTAGAGAAACTTCTCAAGAAAGATCTAGGAGATTACAGGATACTAAAAAGAAACATGGTGGCAAAGTTGGACAATCTATAAAAACCTATTCTTCTGGTGGTTACGTGGAGGGAAAATAATATGGCCATAGGTGACAAGAGAGCAAAGAGATTAAGCAAAAGAGCTGAAAGGATTCATAGAAAGCAAGAAAAAATTGGAGCTAAATATGAAGCCTCAGAAGGAAAGCCTTTGAAAAGAAAGAAAATAGTTAAGCAACATTCTAAACTTCAGAAAAAACGAAAAAGGACAGAAAAAAAGTTTTTAAAGACTATAGATAAGCAAATTGATAAGGGAAGAATTACTGATGAAGATTACTCGGCGAAACGTAAGGGTGTTGCTACTAGCAAAAAACCTACCCTTATGGAAAGAACTAGTTCTTTAAGGGGTAGAATTTTAGTTAAAAATCCTAAAGCAAAGTCTTATAAAACTGGTGGTTCTGTAGGAGAGTCTATTAAAACTTATGCTAATGGTGGATACGTAGAAGGAGAATAATGGCTAGATTTGGCAAACGATCAAAAGAAAGGTTGAGTACTTGTGAAAAAGACTTACAATTGGTCTTTAACGAAGTCATTAGGTATGTGGATTGTAGCGTACTTGAAGGACATCGTGAAAAAGACAGACAAAACGCTCTCTACGAAGACGGCAAGACAAAAGTTCGTTATCCTAATGGAAGGCATAATCACAGTCCAAGTCGTGCTGTGGATGTGGTTCCTTATCCAGTAGATTGGGATGATCGTGAGAGATTTCATTTATTTGCAGGATTTGTATTAGGTATTGCTAATCAAATGGGTGTAAAATTACGCTGGGGAGGGGACTGGAACATGAACTTCGAGGTAGATGATAATATGTTCGATGATTTCCCCCACTTTGAATTAATAAAGGAGTAAAGGATGAAATACGCATATAAATTATTAGATTCGTTTGTAGAATGGTGGGGTAATGGAATACCTGCACCTAAGCGAAAGAAAAGAAAATATACTAAAAGAAAAAAATAGTGCGTTCACGGACAACCAAGTCCTTAAAGCACAACTCAAAAGGAGAATAAAATGGCGAAAGGTTTAACTAGATTAACAGTTCAAGAAGCAAATAATGCAAGATTAGGTCAAGGTGGTTCTGTATTTATAGATGATACTGCAGAACATACAGGGCCGTTTGTTGCATTTATTGCTATAACAGAAGCTGTATTAGATGTGTCAGCATGCACAACTAATATAGATGATGCTGCAGATTTTACTATACCTATAGGTGTTACTATTTATGGGCAGTTCGATTCTTTATCTATTGATAGTGGTACGATTTTAGCTTATAAAGGTTAAGAATGCCTAAGAAAAAAAGAGTAGATGAAATAAGACAACTCTATAATTTTTCTAATACTTGGACTCGTAAACAATGGGAACAAGTTAATCAGAAAGGTTATGATTTTGCTCATGATGAGCAACTAACTCAAGAAGAAAAGGATTCTCTGGAAGAACAGGGAATGCCTACTTTCGTTATTAATAGAATATTACCTGTAGTTGAGATGCTAAATTTCTATGCTACAGATAATAATCCAAGATGGCAGGCTGTAGGAACTGAAGGTAGTGATATAGATGTTGCTGCAGTTCTTTCAGATTTATGTGATTATATATGGCAATTATCAGATGGTAATACTTTGTATGGTAATGCGGTAAATGATACTATCACTAAAGGTCTTGGATATTTATTAATATCAGTTGATAGAGATATGGATAATGGAATGGGAGAAGTTGTTATAACTCAACCAGAGCCATTTGATGTATATATAGATCCCAAATCAAGAGATATGTTATTTAGAGATGCTGCTTATATCTTAATAAGAAAGATATTGCCTAAAAATCATTTATCTAAATTATTCCCATCTTATAAAAGAAAAATTAATCAATCTAGTAGCGATGAGCAATCTCAACGTTCTTGGTCAACCAGGGCTATGGGTGATAGGGATCAGAAGCTATTTACATTTAATGATAATGCAGAAAATTCAAGTTTATCTACTAAAGCTGATGGAGAGCAAGATGTATTAGCTGAATACTTTGAGATATATGAAAAAGTAAAAGTATCATATATGAATGTATTTTATAGAATACCTCCATCTCCAAAAGTAATGGAGCAAATTAAGCAGCAAGCACAAGTAGCAGTTCAAGAGATGCAAGCTGAAATGCAAGTAAAGATGATGGAAACACAGCAGCAACTTCAACAAGCTGTGGAAGCAGGCAAGATGTT